CACTCCTGCACTGACCTGGGAGATTAAATTGTCCTTGGTCATCTTCCGAGTGCCAGAAGTTGCGCTGTCAGTGATGACGAAATCGTCGCTGGCAAACGAAGTGCTTGCCGTGGAGATGTCTTTAATTCTTTTGTTTGCCATGAGAAATTTTAGTTAGTGTCTGCGATAATTATTTGATCAGAGTTTTCGTCGATAATGCCGTCAGCGTTTTCGTCCACTAGGAAGTATTCAAAGACTGCTGTCTCTCCAGAGGGAGCAGATTGCGTGAGTCCAAAGCCGAGTCCTAGTCCTGCATTGCTCATATGTTATAGGCAGTTATCTCTCCGGTGCTGACAACGATTTGAGTTGCAGAACAGCAACGCCATGTTGAGCCAGCAGGTAAAGCGATGTTTGTTAAAGTCCCACTCAAATTATTCGACGTGATCGATGAGAGGACCGTTGCCGTGTGAGCAAAAACGTATGAGAAATTTCCGTTCAGGGTTCCTGCACCGTCTTGGTATGCTCCAGTGCTTGAACCAAGGTGACCATCGTCACCAACTCTGACGGTTCTGTATTTATCTGAGTTATCAACTCCCGTGATTAGTGAGGGCATTTTTTGTAGCTAGTGTTAGTCACCTCGGATAAAAAAAAATTAATAAGTTGAGACCTGCAGTCTGGTTGTTTGGCCTTGCTGAGTATGAAGCTTCAAAAGCTCATGGTCTAAGGCACCTCGGGCATCGGATTCGGCTACCCTAGCTCGATCCAATTCACCATTGTGTCGCAGGTAATCTGCATACGTTCCTCGGATAAGGTAGTCAGCAAACAGCTCTGGTATCGTGACCAGATCCCAATATGTTGGTTGAGTTGTCGGGCTGTTATCGGCACCAGAAGCTACCGATTGATTTGCAACGTAAAAGTTGCCTTGTGTCTTGTCGTAAACCTGATCGTTCTGGTTATAAGCAGTAGACTGAGAGTAAACCTCCCCTGTCAGTGCTGGTGGCAATTTGCGAAACAGGATGTAAACGGTGGTATTGTTTTCCGCAATCTGGACACCGTTTTCGCTTAAATACCAGGTGAGATCCTGATTGTCCTGATTTGCTTTTGGGCTTTTATTCCAAACCGCAAACACCTCTGAGATCTCGGTTTGACCAGGCTGATTGAGTGCAACGTAGTTGCCTTCATCGCCACCCGTTTGAGTGACTGTCCTCTGTTCAGTGGAACAGGTCGAAGGCCATTTGGCAGCTTGCCATCCAAACTTGATTCGCCTGGATAACAGGTCTCTGAATAATCGCCATTCAACTGTTGGCAGAGTTGCAGATTCAATGCCTGCCAAGTTCAAGACTTGGATAAGCGTTCTGCCATAGTTCAGTGGACTAAGACCCATACCCTACCTGTATTTTTCCGGTTCCTTGGGACTTCACTTTCAGCTCTGGGTTTCTTTCGGAAATGTATTTCCTGAAATTGGGGTCTTTCCAAATCTCCTTACCTTCTCGTCGAGTCCATTCATGGTAGACTTTTGAGTCCACTTCCATGACTGGCTTCCCTATCCCGTTGATGGATTTTCGGTTTTGATTTTGACTGGCGATTTGTTTCTGCCTACGTGCAGCTTCACCATGGCTACTCTCGTAACCTTCATAGTGGTCTTTTGCCAATCGGTCCCTGAGCTGTTCTGAGTAATCGGACATATAAATTTAAAATGAAAGCGTCCCTCAAATGGGGGGACCACTCGGCCCCCCCGTGTCCGAGGGTTGGTTTTACCTCAGTTCCCTGAGGCAAATTCTATTAGAGTGCTGGGCTGAATTGACCCAGGCCAATTGGGTTGCGGACCTGCAAGGCTGCACGTCCTTCAATCAAGAAGCGTTCGCCACCACCTTTGTCTTCAAAACGCTCGATGGTTGGCTGCTTGTTGACACGAAGATCAATCTTATCCATATCGAGCAGGTATCCACGTCCAGCTTCCTGAGAGGAGCCAGCAGCATTAAAGCCAATGAAGTTGTCAGCGATCACCTCAACAGAACCAAAGTCACCATCAAATATAGTGGTTGTGTTACTGATGCGAGTGCCATCACCGTCATAGTTCAAGCTACGCTGACTGTATCCAGCAGTAGCAATTGTCCTGGTGAAATCAGTGAATGCTCGTCGCAGAGTTGCATCAGCAAACAACTTGTAGTCACCTGTCATGCCAGTTGCAGACCAGATGGTTTGCAGCATGGTCTGGATGTCAGACTCAGTTATGTCTGCAGTTGGGTCACCGTTGATCTGACCTGCAGCAGGCCGGAAGGCAGCAGGAACCTGGTGACCACCGTTCTGGGCAGCAATATTTGCTGTGTCTCGAATCCACAAGCCTAGTCCTCGAAGCAGGTAAGGGTTGGTTCCATCATCAGCGTCATGCTCCTGGTCCGACAGGAGAGTTGCTTCCATGTTACGAACCAGCTCGACACCAGCTTTCGCAGATGCTTCAGCAATTTCGTTTCCAGCACCAAGACCAGCAACGTCAGAGACTTCCTGAGCCAAGCGTGAAACCTGGTAAGCTTTGCGGAAGGTCTGGAGGTAGCTAGACAACAAGGCTCGACTTGCTGCATGGTTGTCGTAACTCGCCACATCGGTCCCGTCGACGGTTCCACCGAGAGCTGGACTTGCGTATGAATCGACAGGCCATGAGATGAATGTGTTCTGTGGTGTGCTTCCTTTGTTAACGAGAGACATGAAAGGGGTCGCCTTCTCGTCTACCCTTGTAATTAAGTCCAGCAGGTCTTCTCGTTTTGCGACCTGATCTTTTTCAAATAGCATTGCCATGATGAATAATCCTTTTCTTTTTTAGATATTAGCTGCAGCTTTGATCCAATCCTTCAGACCGTCCCTGGAACCTGTTTTCTTGACTCTTTCCCTGGCTGACTTCATGCGTTGATCGATGTCGCTAACCTGCGGTTTTGTTACGGCAGGTCTCCCTGGTTGCGGAGTGGGATCTGGGGTCCTTGTTTGCTTTGTCGCTTTATTCGCTTGCTCCTGCTCTACGTAGTAGCCAACTAACGCTCTCGCTAAATACAGGTCCACGTCTGGGAGATTCTTGATCCCAGGGTTTTCCTGTTTGACCTGATCCACCCATGCTCTCGCAGGGTTTTTGGGGTCGCGTAACCAAGGGTATTTGGTTGATGCGAACTCAAATGATCTTGACTGCTGCTCGATCTGCTTGCGTCTTTTCGGAATGTCTGACTCACGCTGAAATTCAGCGTTTAGTGCTAGGTCTTCCAGCCATGCTTCCACGTCATCAGGCATGTTTTCCCCAACTCGTTTCTCAATTTCTTGTTCGACGGAATCGGGATCACGCCTGTAACGCGATAAGCTTCGCTTCGCCCATCGCTCTGCTGCCAATGCGTCATCCATCAGCCGATCCAGGTCCTCCTGGGTTTCGGCTTGAGTCACCAGTTCAGAGATATTGTTTTCCTCTTTGGGTTTTTGAGATTGCTTCTGTTGAAAGCTTTCTTGCTTCAGTTCATGGAGCTGTTCTTCCAGTTCCTTTTTCTGAGCAGTCAGTTTATTGACTCGCTTTTGCCAGTTGTAATCTCCCCTGTGAGGTGCTTCCTCTGGTTCCTCCTGATCTTGGTCAATGACTTGCTGCGTTGAGTCATCTTCCTGTTCAGGAACGGGTGTCTGTTCTGTCTGTTCTTGAACGTCTTCTTGAGGTGTTAACGATGCTGAAATTGCATCCCTCAATGCGTCCATCCCACCAAGTGGAGTTTCTTCCCCAGAGTCTTGGTTCACCTCTGGCGTTTCGGATTTATCCATGCTGTTGACGGTCGCAAGAAACCGGTGACATGAGTTTAAAGGCACTCAAGGAGCCATTAGTAACCTCGGACAGGTTAAAGAAATCGTCGCAAAGTCTTTTTTAGTGTCAACCCCTATTCGGGGTCTTTGCCTGCAGCTTGGAAAATGCCTCGAAACTCTGCATGTAGGTCCTGAATGGCTGCAAGTCTTCCAGCACAATAATGTCTTTCGGAGTCCGAGGCTCCAGACTTGGTCAACAGATTGACATCTGCCTGGGCAGCTTCATCCAGTATCCAGAATATGGACTTCTTGACTGGGTGTTCTTCTGACATTGCAAATGCCTGCAGAAGTTCTTTCGGGTATTCAAAGATTTGATCAGGCATTTGGATTCACCCCTAACCTTCCTACTTGTTTGTTGTTCTGTTGCATTACGGACATGTTCAAGTTCTGTGAATAGACCTTCAGCAATTCCGCAAACTGTTCGTCTGCCTGGAGCTGTTGCTGATACTTGGGATTGTTCTGAATGATCTGTTGCAGGAACTGTAGCTTGATTGCTGCAGATGGATCGTTCTCCACCAGTTTGCTCGGATTGTTGCCCAAGGCCATGAAGGCTACCTGAGAGTTCACTTCCTCAAACATGGCTTGTGATGCCTCTGCATTTTCAATCACCAATTCATCAGCCAGGGAAGGATCGATGACTTGTAATTTCTTACGTATCAACTTGGCTCGATCCACAATACCCATGGTGTCTTCTGGCAAGACAAATTGAGAGATAGCTTGCAATTTTTTCTCAACGAATTCGTTGTCCAATTCGCGGACATCAAAGTTCAGTGTAAAGTTAAAGTTCCCTGGGTCTCTCGGGATCGGCTTGCCTGTCCCAGTTACTGCTGCAAATCGTTCGTCATCGTCAAACTTTTGAGTCAGATCCCACATGCGATTGACCACCGTTGACATGTGACGCAACCATCTATGAACGTAGGCTTGCTGCCTTAACTGAGTTTCAACTGGAGCTACCTGTGAATTCGGCCTGCCAAAGTAACGGTCAGTTCTTACCTGAATCTGATCCATCAATTGAAAGGCTAGATCTGCTCCTCTCTTTGGAGTGTCCATCCAGGATATGTCACCAGGACGTTGCTCAGAAATCTGAACTCCAGGACCAATTTTAATCCGTTGACCGTAGCGTAAGGGAACCTTCAGTGCAGGTAAGGTATCGAAACTTGATCTATCAAAGACCTGATCTGCCTGGGCTTTGTATTCGGATTGCCATGTTTTGACGATCTCAGAAACACCCCTTGATTCAATTGGTGATCGACGTGTCTTTTCTCGGGTAAAGCATTCAAATGGGTAAGTGCCTCCTGCCTCTGTCACAAGCTCATGTTGAGCGAAACATTCTTTACCTCGCTCGTCCTTGTGCATGTAAGGAGAGTAAACAGTCTGGTAGATACCAGGGTTGCCATTCTCAGTAACTCTCCTTGAGTATGCGTGAACGATTTCAATCAGATTGCTTCGGTCATCCAGTTTCTCACTGTCTCCTGTTACGGGTGACAAGCCTGTATCCCATACAGAGCTATTCTTGCCTGCAGTGCGTTTGATCTTCTCGACAAACTCTTCGTCCCATCCACCGTTGGTAGCTTTTTCTTCAATCTCTGCCACCGAATAATAATCTCTTCGGAAGATAGCTCTGGCTCGATGCCAATCTTGCGTCTCTGGTGGCATCAAGACTTCAAAGTAAGGGCGTAGAGCTACAATGCTTGGTTGGTTCTTGATTACCTGGGGGACTTCAAAAATTGTTTCACCTGTCTTGGCAACTTCCTTGATATGCTTCAGGGCCTTTTGCCTGGTTAAGCCTGGGTTGCTGGCAACCAGCATGTCTGCCAGGTATTCCGTTTCGTTTTGCAGGGCTGACTGGAGTGCTTCAAGTTTATCAGGGGATTCGGCTCCCATGAGCCGGGATAGACCTTGGAGGGATATTTTTTGAGGGACCTGGGCATAGCAACGCTCCCAGGTGGTATGAAGTACACTCCAGCCATATTGCGCTGCATATTCTGCATGAAGTTCCAATTCCTCCTCAAAGTCTGGCTGCAAGACTGTTGAGAGCATCCATCGGAGATATACCCCTACTGCACTGGCAGCTTCATGGTCTCCACCTTCTACACCTCCTACGTTCAATGCGGATCGTGATAAGGCAGAAGTTGACAGTTGCACCATGAAAGAACAGACCTCGTCTGCAAGGCGAATTCGGGTATCACTTGCACCCTCCCAGGGAAACGGTTGTTGACCTAGATTGCTTGCGTGTTTCTTCCCGTCTCGACTTTGACCGTTCCAGGTTGAGAACCGTGTTTCATCGCTTTCCCTTACTCGGTGAGTTATTCGCTCATCGGTGAAGGACCGCACAAAGTCTTTGTGTAGTTCTGCGATGTTAGGTTCTGTCGATGTCTGGAGCTTATCTCCTGCTGTATTGCTGCTTTGCATGGGTGTTAGTCACTCGGATCAGTATGATCCTGGTTCAGTGCTGTAATCGGCTTGCCTTGAGACATACATGGGGTCCATAAGGATAAGGTAACGTAAAGCATCACAAGGGTCCTTGCTTGCTCCTTTGTCACCGTCTGCATTCGTCCATGTTTTCAAGCTGTAAATTAAGTTTCCGCAATCCTCAGAGATATAGAGTTTCGGTTCATTGAGAACCGTCACTTCTTCGCTCAGGTTATAGGCAAACAAATTGTTGACAAGAGCAACTGACTCGTCGATATGAGCCATGGATGCAGGAACAAAGTGTAAACCATCTTTTGTTACCTGACCTCCAGCACCTCGGTCTGGTGCAGCAAGTAAATCAATCAATGATTGGTTGTGTTCTCGCTGCCCCAGGACTGCAGTTCTCCCAGCTCGCGGATCGATGTATCTTTCATGGATTCCTCCATCACTCTTTTCAAGTTCTCGGATAAGGCTTTTCCATTGAGCGATGTTTCTACCGCAATCGGCTGTTTGAGCAGGGCCTGGTTTACCGTCAAGCTTGGAGCTTGGAACTGCCCATTCACCATGGTTTTTGTAATCAGGGAATTCCCTGTAAATAAACACACGTCCCAGATCATCCACCCTTGCCCATAGAAAGAACCAGTTTCTATCGCCAGGGGTTGGATCGCAAACCATGTAATTGGTTCCCTGCCTGGGGATGTCTGAAGCCTTGACTATGTTGCGATCAGTAAACCTCGGGAACTTGCCTGTAACAGGATTTGAAACGTAGCCATAAGCCCTGATTTCCAGTTCCTCTCTGGTCCTGCCTTTCAGGGTTTTCTGCAACCGATCAAATGGGGTATAAGGGTTCCATTCACTATAAAACCAGAATATCTTTCCGCTACCATTCTTGGTTCTGGCTCGATATGGCATATGGCCCTTGGGAACTCCTGGTATGTTGCCTGGGCTGTTAGGGTCAATCAGCTTTGCTTCCCTGGTTTCCTCGATGATGGCTCCTTCCATGGCAGATTTCACTGCACTGGAATATCCCTCGATTGGAGTAAAAGTGATGAGCATCTTGCCCTTGCGAGAGACAAGACGATATTTCAATGTCTCTACCCAGCTTTGAGGGACAAGCTCATCAAACCAGATCAAATCCAGTTCAGTTCCTTCCAGGGTGCTGAGATCCTGAGTGTAATTCTTAAACCACATTTGGCTGTGATTGGGACCCACAATCGTCCTGCCTGAGAAACCGTTCTTCTGGGTGAAAGAAATGTTGGCTACAGATCTAACAGCTTTTTTTTGAGCCAACCATTGTTGTGGGAGATAAGTGTGAATGTAGGGTTGTTGGACTTGTATGCTAGAGTCATTGCTGGAATGGCATGACCAGATCCTCATGTTTGGTCTATTAACCATCGCTCTGACCATTCTGGAAGCCAGGTATCTGCTCTTACCTCCACGATTCCCACCAAAAATGTAGATCACGTCTACATCTGGATCATCGATGGCATCATCAACATCCTTCCAGTGATCGAAGACACCCTTGGTGTTATGATAATCGGTGCCGTAATTGTAGGGATCAGATGCCTCAAGCTGTATGAGTTCCTCTCGTCTCTCATAATACTCAATCAACTTGCCTTGATCCTTCAGGGCTTCAGCTTCTGCCCTGGTAGGTATCTTGAGAATAGGATGGGGAGTCCATTTCATATCCAGCGGTCAAGTTGCTTTGGGACACCTTTGCAAATCAGCCTGCCTGTCCCTTGCTCAACCCATACAGGGAACTCAAGGCCCTTCTGGAAGAGTTCATTGTCCTTCACCCTTACCAACCCTATATCTGTTTTGACCAATCCTCGATTAAATGGACGGTCAATGACCTTTGCAGTTTTGGACTCTTTTCCTGCTTTCCACCTTAAATCTGGTGATTCCAGCATTGTTCGTCTTTTCCCTCGTTTCTTTCTCTTTTCCATACTTAAAAATCTCTTCGCAAAAAGTGGACTTTGGAAGCTTGCAGCCTTTCACCATATTGCACTTTGGACATGCCAATCTCAAATTCCATGGTGCATGACTTCCTCCCAGGCTGATCGGAATAAAATGATCCATGTGATAGCCACTGTTGCTCTCTCCGCAATAGAAGCAAGGCTTCCCTACCAATGGATTGGTCATCAGCGAAATCCACTTAGAACAGTCCTCAGGATGTCCCTGCTTCTTCCTGGTTCTATAGTTATGTCGATGACTGTTGGTCGCTTCCTTGTTATCCTTTTTCCACTGACGAGCTACTGCTCTGACAGAGTCCTTGTGGCTCCAATAATACTTGTTGTAGTAGCCCCTATACCTCTCCTTATTACGGCTTCTCTTGGCCTTGCAAGCACAAGCATTGGAGCAATACATTGCCAGATCTCTGCCTGCTTTAAACTCAGCACCGCATTGAGTGCATTGCTTGATATAGGGGCCTTTTGTCATTTGGGGTGGAAGTGGAGATCCGCAACGAATCTCTTCATTTTGGAAAGTGACTGATCCCCCCCACCCCTATCCAGGCTTCTATTGAACATAATTAGTATTGTGCGAAGATTTATGTCTACGCGTATTCATGTTGTAACTACCTCTGCTTCAATTGGTTTACTTGCTTCAGGTAAGTTATCGATTAGCTCGTTAAGCTTATCAGGAGTGGCATCAACTTTGATATGTTTGACCACTGAAGCACCATCGTTAGCTAACATCATCAATTTATCGATAAAGATGGCAGTGTTGACGGGCAATTTATCCTTATTCAATGTCCCCTCTTCTAGGTGTTTCAGCACCTGGTCAAGCATCAGGTCTGATATCAGTCCAACCTTATGCTTCAGAGTGGCTTTCGATATGGCTTCTGTCTTTTCCTCCCTGGCTATTCCTTTGACTGTCTGGAGGCTTGTGTAGAGGATCTTCGCTATGCTCTCAGGTGATATGCCTTCCTTCAAAGCTAGGACTATGGAGTCATATCTTTTGGGGTCATGCTTCTTCAGTTGTTCACCAGTGTAGTGCTGTAGGTGAGACTCAGGTGACCTGTTATTGAATTTGGTGAGGGAACCTTTGGGCATAAATAATGGGAGGGTGACAGATTTTTATCTATTATCTGCCAACCTCCCAACCGAGTGTAATTATATTTCGGGTGTTCTGCAATACCCTATGTTAGTCACCTTCATCAAATCCAAGGATATGCCCCTTGAATTGGCTACGTAGTAGCTTCATGCCGTTGGTTGAGTTGAGACTGGTGAGTATCATGTCAGCCTGCATCAAGCAGTATCCTCTGATCTCATCGTAACCCTCCTTGATGTAAGGGGTCCATGTCTTGGGGTCATCCTCAGGTTTTCTTACTCCTGACCATGGCCCTGCTACCTGGGTTAAGCCATAGCTACCATTATTCTCCTCATAGGTAGCGACTACCTGAGTGTTTGACTGGGAGTCTAGCCATTGAGCTGTGACTCCGTGCTTGTGACTTAATACGACGATTGGTTGTATGTTCATTGTTTTTTTTCTTAAAACCCCACCCTTCGCAATCCGGACAGACATCTTGTTCTCTTGGGTTGATTATGTAGCCTTTACCCTGACATCTCTGGCATATCACGTTGCCTCCTCTTCTGGAGTCTCCCATTGAACATCTTGCCTGGGTCTCCTCCACGTTTTGCCCAGAAATAATCTGAGCCTTTGGTTATGTCATCGGACAGTCCTATAAATTCAGGGATGATTTCTCCCTCGTCCAATTGGTTTGGTATATTGTCTTGATTCATAATGTTAAAATGGTTGGTTTAAATCTTGTTGAGCCATGGCGAATACTTGTCCCCTTCCAAGGTCAGTCAGGTTCTTCGGATCGATCAATGATTCCTTGCTGGTGAATCCTGCAAATTTGTATGTAGGAAACTCTCCCACCATGAGTGCGTATACATCAACTCCCTCACCTTTCCATCGTGCTGCTATGAGTTTCCCCGAAGCGTATTTGGTGGTCTTGACATCCACTGCATGTCCAGTGTGAAGAAGGCAATCTGCGTCAGGTATCACGTCTATCTGGAAATCAGGGTATACATTCATAAGCTTGCAGTAAGCCATCTCCCCTGCAATGCCCTCCAGATCGGTTATCTCGTCACTTTGAGGACCTTTCCTTACGTTTACCTTTCCTTCCTTCCTGGCATGCTCATGACGCTTTTTGGCTAGGAATTTAGCATACCTCTGCTCCTCGGGGGATAACGTGATTTCCATGATTTATTTAGTGTAGTAGGTGTTAGTCACTTCCACCAGAAAATCCTCTTTTGATCCGTTGTTAACAATCAGGTGATCTGCCTTGATGGCTCCTATCTGAGTCTCACTGATATGATCGTCTTTGAGTCCAGTCTCTCTGACTATCTTCCAGACCTGCCCTCCAAGGCCCGATACCCAGACTTGTTCATACGCAAACCTCATATCATCGATCACCAATGCGTTGTATCCATGGTTCTGATAATGGTTCCATGCTTCCGCTAATTGCTTCAACCATACATCCCTTCCACGCATGATCTTCATGCTCTCAGCAACAGACTGATAGACGGGTCTCAGGGTAGCCTTATCAGCTTCCTTATAGGTTCCGAAGATCTTTGCCACCTCTGACTTTATAGGGTCTGCGAAACCCAGTCTGATAGCCTTTAATCCATCTTTTTCCAACAGTGCCATGACATGCTTGGAAGCCGTGCTTTTACCGCTTCGCTTCTTGCCTGCCAAAGCAATGATATTACTTGTTTTCTTTGCCATTAATTCCACCTGCTTTTAATTGGTTCAGAGTCTTCATCGTGCAACTCAAAGTCTGTATCTTCCTGAGAGAGCAATGGGAGTCCGTATAACAGCTTGCCCATGCTCGCATTATTGGTGACTGAATTCTGTATTTCGATGACGTTGCCATCATGGTCTTCAAGTGTGATAGTGATGATCATTTCGGAAGTTTATTCTCAAGGACAGGTGGTCCCTCGACACCAGTAAACCTACTATTCCACCTTGTGTATTCCAAGGACACCTTGGCTTCCTGAATGCCATTTCTGTTCTTGCGGATGTAGAAGTTGACGATACCGTCATCGGGTTCATCCTCCTTGGTATTTGGAACCAGGAATCCCACACTGTCAGCATCCTGCTCTGCAGTCCCTGAATCCCTCAGATCTGAGAGTCTTGGTATACTGGATTCACGTTTATCAAACTCTCGATTCATCTGAGCCAAGAGAAGGACTGGAACACCACATTCAAGGGCTATGATCTTGATTGTCCTAGTCATGGCTCCTACTTCGTTGACTCTGTTCTCATACCTTCCCCCAGAACGTAGCAAGGTAAGGTAATCGATAATGAGCATGTCCACTCCCTTGTCTTGAACAAATCGCCTTGCCTGGGACCTGAGTTGATCAACAGTTATTGCAGGGGTGTCTTCTATGTGAATCGGTAGTTCAAAAAACTCCTTTGTAGCTCTGGCTATCTTTCCTTTATCCCCATGTCCTGTCTTCAGGTAATGCCTGACATCTTCACCTGATAGAATGGCTACAGCACGCTCTGCAATGGAGTTATAAAGCATCTCCAGAGACCATAGGGCTACACGCTTACCCTGCTTTGCAGCTTGTATTGCTAGATACATCGAAAAAGCTGATTTACCACCACCAGGTCTTCCACTGATGATGTAAACTGCACCAGGGAGAAACCCACCCAGCTTCTGATCCAAACCATAGATTCCAGACTTAATTGAGAGATCAGGAACACCACCGTCTACAGCACTCTCCAGAACCTCGACAAATCCCTTCTGAGCTGCCTTCTGATCCTTCTCTGCTGTCATGCCTCTAGTAGTCTGCCAGAGATCGTCCTGAAGCCTCTGTAGAAGCTTCTCAGGGTCTTGCTCAACCTTACTCTCCTCGATGGCAGCGTAGTGCTTGAGAAAGACTTTCCTCCTGATGTATGCAGCATATGCTTGCTTTGAATAGTAGCTCAGGTTTGAGGCAGATGGTGAATGCTCGATCAGATCATCGATGTATAAAGCATTCTTCACTGATTGCCTTGAAACAGTCACCTGATCGATCTGACCACCGTCTTTAACGATGTTCTCACAAGCTACCCAGATCTGTTGGTGTCTCATGTCAGAAAACCATTCGGAACTCACCCCTAACTCTTCAGCTTCGCTGAAAGCCCCTAGAAGAACACAAGAAAGAAGTCCTTTCTCTGCATCCAAGTCCTCGGGAATGTCGTATTCAATTGAGATTTTATTGCTTTGCTTTTGAAGGGTCATATTTGGAAATACTTTTTGCCTGCCTTAATATCAGCAGCAACAGTCTTAGGGACATCTGATCTTTTGGATCTTCCTGCCAAAATGATCTCTGTGAGGATTTCGTCCCTATTACTATTATTATTAATATCTATATCTATTATATTATTAGTTAGTGTACGTGATCGCGTACACGTTGTATCGTTAACGTGTCCGTCCTCGCGTACACGTTGTTTCTGTGAGGTGTTAGTCATAGGGACCGATTTTATCGGCTTGCCCTTGGTCCTGGCTAGGTAGCAAGTGGATCTTCCAGCCTTTTTTTGATCCAACCAACCATGGTCAACCAAGACCTTAAGAGCCTTCCACAATCGAGTCTTGCAAACACCCAGGGTAGATGCCATGGATCGCTTGTCATCGAAGCAGACACCTCTCATACAGACATAGAGGTAGGCTTCTCTCTGGATTGGAGAGAAACCCACCTCATATATCCACTGGGGAATGACTGGTCTCATGATCTTTGCGTCATTATCAGTGCAACCAGAAAGCCAAAGGCGAAGCCCATGCAGCTACCCATTGCGAATATCGTCATCGGTTCCATTCCTACGTATGCGGATGTTTAGCCTGTAGCAACCCATGTTCAGCCAAGGTCAACTCTGTATGACAGTCCCAGTAGATGTCACCTATCAGGCACTGAGCATCAGCGTCAGACATTTTCAATGCTTTAAGCCACCCAAGGTAGGACTCCGCACGTTGCTTTGTTTTTGGGTCCTTCCACTTCCCACCATTCCGCAAGTGGGGAAGGTCTTGGTTTATTGCTACAGGTTCACTATCATGATAGTGCCATTTATTCTTCATGACTCACCTCCTGTTCTTCCTGATCTTTAACTGCAAGAATTGCTTGCTCCATTTCTCCCCTGGGTCCATCGGATTCATACGACCTCGGGATGTAACAGAGCATTCGGTAAGCTGTCTCGATGAGATTCTGGATCGCTTCTTCTCTTTCGTCACTCATGCCTGCAATCCTTTCCCATTATACTTCCACCCAATGACATCTCGCTCATGAAGGAACTCACTTCCTGGCTTTGCTCTCATGACATTATTGCCCCGTTCAAGTCCGCTATCCCAATGCTCTGGTTTCTGATCCATGGTAACCCTGTAGTCACCAATCATCTCGATGTCAGTGAACCCTGCGATGTTTAATAACCTCTCCATGCTCTGAGGTGTATGCAGGCCAGGGTATGATCGGATACCTAACCCCATGACAGGTGAAGCTGGGGTCCATGCTCCGTAGTGACCTGTCACGCTTCCCTTAACCTCGCACTGGTCAAAACCCACGTAAATGTAATCACCCGTGATCTGTCGAAGCTGAGACAATGCGAGGACAGGATTTAGAAGGTGACAGACAACATCTGAAATCCAAACCGTGTCAAACTTGGTTTTAAGTGATGCAGCGTTGTAGATCGTCTCATGGTGGAATTCATAATTAGCATCAACCAGCTTGGTCACCTCTCGCCTTCGATCCAGATCATCCCAGTCCATGGCATAAGTCTCTTTTCCCATCTGAGAAAAAAGCAGACTCCACCAACCGTCCCTACATCCTGCATCCAAGATTGTCTGTCCAGGGATGCTGTTGAACCAATCTTTCCCCATCACGTCAGACGTGTCCCATACGCCAGGTGAATGCGTTTGCTCGTCGCTCGCTACAATCTGAGCATCTTTAATTTTAAAAGTGTGATACATAGATTTACAAAAGCTCAATGATGCCTGTTGTCTGTGAAGGGGTATTGATGCGCCTGCACTTTTTACCCTGCCTGCCCAGGTGTTCTTGTATTCTCGGACTTTCTATCATTTTATGACTTTCTTTTTTAAATGTTCTATCAGTTTTTCCCCCTCTTTACCGCACACTCTCAGACCCTGAATGAATGACCTTGCTTTGTGCTTGTCCACTTGGTTTCGATCCAAGCAATCCTTCACATACTCAAGATACTTGCGTTCCTCATGGGGGTCGTGATTGTAAGCGTGAGAGGTAGTGGGAGGCAGGGGTTCCTCAAACCAGTAGATCTCCTTGGCTAAAAAAGCCTCGGATGCATCTTGCATGGCTTGAGGAAGAGTCCCCCAGGCACTCCTTTTTAAAACGTGCTTTTTAGGCTGCACGATCAGCCGTATTGAACCTGCTAATTTCGACAGGTTTGGTAGGCGTGTGACTAGGCCAGGAATCAACTCTCATGCATGACAAGAGTTTCTTGTAAGCTTCATCAACTTCCTTCCTGGCTTCAGCTAGATCAGCTTCTGCCAAGATGATCTCGCTCGATTCGTAAGGTGGTTCAGTCTCGATTACTGCAAAGATCCACCGCTTCACTTCCACTCCAGCTCTCTGAAGTATCTTACTGTAATGAACCTGCTGCCAATCGTAACCAAGGTCCCTCTGTTTCCAGAGGAATTTGCTAGGTCTGGCTCCACCTTTCATCGTGGTTTTGATGTCGATGACAGTGTCACCGCATAAAAGATCCACTCTACATTTAGCGTCGATGTCCTTGACAAACCTCTTTGCAAAGACAGAGACTTCAGTCTGAGGCTTCATTAGCTGGACCTCTCGGACCACAGACAGTTCGGAATATGCACCATACATCGATCGAATTGCCTGTAGGTCCGATTCTTTAATGACCTTCTTGCCCAGAGCTTCCTGTTCCTTCCACCAATCTTGATTCACCTTCTTTCTCTTATTGGAATACTCCTCAGGACAGGTAATCACCTCATTGGCGAAACGATCCGGTTCCAGTGCATACAGGTGAAACAAAGTCCCCTTCTCCATCGCTGGAGTGCTTGTGTAAGGGTAAATCTTGTTTCTGTATGACCAAAAAGCTTTCGGGCTTTCCCTCATCTTCTTTAGCTCAGAAGTGGATAAAGCTTTATCAGCTCGATACTCGGGATCGTCCAGTTTGTAGACGATCTCCGTCTTGTGATTAGAATGAAACGTCATCATGCTCCTCCACTTCTGCATGAACTACTGGTTCTCCCGTTTTTTTCTTATACTCTGGAGATTTAGCAATCTCAACCTGATCCCATTCCATCAATGCATCCCAGTTGTGAGGGTGATGCTCTATCTCGTATTCCATGAATGGGTTCTCAGCTTCAGGGACATCATAGCGGAACTGATCGGTCCCTGGCTTGCGAGGAATTTTAGAGTAGCTTTCAAACTTGCAATATTTCTTGCCATTTTTGGAAATAGCGTGACTAACATCGATAGTGAGAGCTTGCCCAAAGTGCGAGCTTGGCTCCAAAGACTTATCCAGCGATAGATTGGCCCCATTACATGCGGACAAGATCTTGTAAAGGTTTGAACCTTCCCCGTGGACGTTTGTTACTGTCACTCCTCTGATCGCAGGCTTTTCCGGTTCACCTTCCTTAAAAGATTTTCGGACCTCCACAAATTCAAAGGTAAGCTTTAATTTTTTAACTGGAGCTTTTTTAGGGTCGTAGTTTGGATGCGTCCCAAGATCCACGCAACTGATCAGCCTTGCTGAGTGTGGTCCTTCTGGAATAGGCGGTGCAAACGATGTCATCTGACTTACCGGTGCTACTAGTATGCTCATATATATTTATGCTTTCTTTGTTTTATTGTTTATTTGTCTTTGTTCTTCTAGGTCCTTGAGATCTGATTTTTGTAGTATCTCAAGAAAGTCTTCTGCGTTCGGGAGGATGGCTACCCATCGAGCTTCATGCCTCCAAACAATGACTGGTATCTCCCATGGCTTGCAGTCTCCTTCGGCCTGAGACATCCAGTCCTTTATTTTGCAAAGTTTGGTATTTTTAACTTCAAAGCGAATGGGGGACAGGGCTTCGCAAGTAACGTCGGGAGATTCGCATCCCATTTGGGACTGGTGAAATCCAGTCCGTTTGGCTTCCCACCCAAAAAATCGGAGGGTCTTCACCCACATGGATTCTCCCCTCTTACCTTTTTCTTTTGCGTTTACCATACGTAATCAATCCTCTCTCCTTAAATAGCTCCACGTAGTAGTTCATGGCTTCCTTGTAACTTTTGAACTCGGGGAAATCCTGGGCAATGTCATCCCAAAATAATCCAGAGTGCGTCCGAATTAATTTAAATTTCTTCACATTGTATCCTGCTGATGCTGTTAAGTTGAGGTGTTAGTCATAATCGCACATGTGAATAACTATCTCAAAATTTTTCTTTACTTATTTTTATGGGGTGTCAAACACCGATTATGCCAAGTATACGTGCAATTGGAAAAAAGTGTCTTGCAGCCTGGCTAGATGATAGGTTGCTCAATCGCTGGAAGAAGCTCTGTCATGAGTTGGACATGACCCAGACTGATCGACTGACTCTTCTAATAAAAGAAGATGTTGAGAAAGCAGATGCGAAAGCATTTCGGAAACGTCAACGCCAAGCAAAGTAGCTGCCCTGGTTGCCATAGCTGTTTGTTTTTTGGTGAGTTTCATAGGTGTTAGTCAATAGAAGGTCCAATTGTTTTTAAATTATATTTTGTGACATGGGACAATTACCGTCCCACCCTGTTTTTTTTAATTATAAACTTATCTCTTAATTGTAATGAGCGAACCTTATCCACAATGGCATTGTGGGGGTCTGGGGTTCAACTCCCCACGGCTCCACCATATTAATCAAGAGATTAATCTCTCTGATCAGGACCTGTCCGTTGTCGCGGACATGTGGTCTCATGGGCAATCTCTTGCTCAAGTTTGGTCAGATTGGCGAAGGTTGTATCTCGCTAGTGACCAATCGGTCAAGACTTCTATCGATTTATTTTTGTCCCACCTCAAGCAGGCAGATTGCAGCCATCGCTATTGTCAGGAATTCAAGTGGGTTTTAGATCGGCTTGACCTCTTCATGGACACCTCTCTCCCCATCTGCCAGATCCCCACAAAAAGCTGGTGGGGTTCTCTAGATGCGATGGGTGCTGGAAACACTGCTAGGAGGAAAGTTTCAGTGTTCCTGAACTGGTGTTTGCAACAGGGTTTTATAAATGAAGCAGTCAAGATTCCAGGAAAGCCATCCTATCCAAAAGGCGACATTGAAATTCTCAGCAACAAGGAAGTTTCCTCGTTAATCAAAAGTTGTCCTTTAGATTTACTGGGACACATTTGGCTTTGCCTTTGCCTGGGACTCAGAGTTGCTGAAGCTGAGAAAGTCGATCACCTTTCGGTCAAAGGTAATTATTTAATCGTGGGAGCCAATGCAGCAAAGACCAAAACCAGACGTGTCCTGGACTTGCCTGAACACCATGGACACTATGCACCATTAATCAGGCCCCAGGTGAACTTAAAAAAGAGGATGCTTTCTCTCAGGGAAGATTCAGGGATCACAAATTGGCCTCGCAATGTCATGAGGCATACTGCTGCTTCTCATTGGCTTAATAGATTACAATCTGCAGAGGCTGCAGCCCTCCACCTTGGGAATTCTCCCGTCATGCTTCACAGGCATTATAAAGCCCTAGTGACAAAAGATGAATCAGAAGAGTTTTTTTCGATTTGGGACAAACATGTCAAAACAGCTAAGTGACATCTCTTAGCTGTTTTGACAGCTAAGTGGTATCGCTTAACTGTCAATACGCATCAAAGACTTTCGTGCTACGCTGGAAGATTATTTTCTTTTTTCTTATTAAATGTGTTGACGTTTAATTAAACGTAATGCATATTACTCATGTCGCAGCAATAAGGCTGATATGACTAACACCTAAAAAGCAATTATGAATAGATCAGAAATTATCGCAACCGTAACAGAACATGCAGTCAATACCTTTGAATTCTCATGCTCATGGAGAAGTATCCCTGCCGTGATTGAAGAAGAGTTGAGGTTTCACGGCATCAAGCCAACAAAGCCTTTGGTTTTTTGGATTGTGAATTTAGCAAAGTTGGCATGGGCTGGAGAGGTTGAGCGTGTCAAAAACATTATCAACCAAGATGCCTAACACCTAGAAAGAAAGAATTATGAAAAAAGTTACTCGCAAAATTAGCTACCTTGAAACAGGACATGACTCATACCCCGAGCTAACACCCTTGAGCTTAGGAGCAGACCTAACAGCATTTTCTGCCATCCAAGACCTAGATAAATCATTTGTTGGCTCGACTCACTACCTCGGATTGTTTCCGTTTTGGAACGTCGAATACAAATACGACTTGAGAGACGTTAGCCCAAAAGCTCGTCAGGCAGTGCATCATGAGCTGCTCCGTAAAGGCAAGAAGCTCTCAGGCAAAAGCCCATCCATTAAAAAGATTATTGAAACAACTTTGTCAGCACTCAATGACTAACACCTAGAAAGAAAACATTATGACCATTGAAGAAGCAAAAAACATATACGCAAAAGTTGAGAGGAGCGATTCAGTTGCTGGATTGCCTGACATTTTGACGGCACTAGGTTTCTCTCCTGTTGAGGGGTATGAAGACTGTGTGATCACTCGATCAATGTTTGAAAGCATTGTTGAAAACATGCACCGAGAAGATGAAGACATCTCTGTTGATGGGTTGGCTGACATGCTCGATTTTTACAGTGAAAATGGACACGTTTGAATGACTAACACCTATATGAGAATTTTAGTTGCATGTGAATCAAGCGGAACTGTCAGGGATGCATTTATTGCTAAAGGTCACGAAGCAGTAAGTTGTGACATTTTACCCTCCGAGGTTGGAGGCCCTCACATTCAAGGGGACGTCCTTGAGGTGATTGATCAAGATTGGGACATGATGATAGCTCACCCACCCTGCACATACCTTTCATCTTCGGGGATGCATTGGACAACCAGAGGTCTCAGAGACCCTGAACTCACTGAAGATGCTTTAGCGTTTGTCCGCAAATTGCTCGATGCAGACATAGAGAAAGTTGCGGTTGAAAACCCAGTAGGAGCAATTAGCACTCGCATACGAAAACCTGATCAATACATTCACCCTTACCAATTCGGAGATGATGCATCCAAGAAAACCGGACTTTGGCTTAAAGGGTTGCCCTGCTTAATTCCCACTAATTACATCGAGCCAAGAATGGTGGGAGGGAAACCCAGATGGTCTAATCAAACCGATTCCGGTCAGAACAGATTAGGTCCATCGCAGGACCGGTGGAAACAACGATCCAAGACTTACCAAGGCATTGCACTGGCAATGGCAAACCAGTGGCAGTATGACTAACACCTTAACATTGCAATGAGAACACTTTTACTAATATTCCTAATAAACACCTCTGCCCTCGCTGACCATGTGGTCGCATTGACCATATTGGCTGAAGCTAGGGGGGAAGGCAGGGAAGGCATGGAACTGGTTGCCGGGTGTATCCTGCAAAGATCCATTGATCGGAATCTGACGATGCGACAAGTCTGTTTGCAGAGGCTTCAATTCAGTTGCTGGAATGGGAAGTCCTACAAGGACCTTGCTCCCCTGCTCAAGACTCCTCAGGCTAAGTATGCCATTTGGCTGGAGGAAAACCCTCACCGATTAAATTTGGAAGCGATGCAGGGAATTAATCATTACCATGCCACTTGGATGAAAAGGAAACCGTATTGGGCCAAGGGAAGAAAACCCTTGATCAAATACAAAAGGCATGTGTTCTATCGCCTATGACCGAGAAGCGTAAAGTAGGTCCCCCAAAGGGATCGCAAAATAGAATCAAGGTGGCAGGGAAACCTGCCTCCTCCTTTCTCAATATGAGATGCAGACCAGATCAGAAGGATGCCTGGGTGAAAGCTGCCAAGGGAGATGGCAAGTCCCTTACAGACTGGGTATCGGACACACTGGATGACGCTTGCAAATAGTGTTAGTCACCGAGTAAATTGGTTGTGTGAAAATCACGTCCGTTTACCTCGATGTCCTTTATGAAGCCCAACCAGACTGCAAGACAATAGACATATCCATTGACCAGCATTCTCAGAGATTTGCTGTTCTCCATGGTGGTCTGAGAATGATTTCAATGATCCTTCCTGACGAGTTCGTTGGGAGGGATGTTGATGTGTCAGTCAAAAGTGATGGTCAACTGGTCATCGGTAGCATTACTTCACGCTCTATAACCCATGGACCTCTCGGTGTTCAGCATGACCCCAGAGGTATCGAGGAATGCTTGCAGAATGCCTCCTCTGCTCCCGTCTCCCTGCAGTGGTTTGCTACTTGGAGGTGTAACTATAAATGCAGTTACTGCTGGCAAGAGACAGTTCGTGACAGTTACCGAAAAGAGAAGCCTGCCAAGAAAGCACCGCATGAGTGGGCCGAAGCATTGCTGAGACTTGACCCTAAGGAGGTGTATATCAGTGGAGGTGAACCCACCACCTTGCCGAATTTCACCAAGATAGTTGAGACTGTTGGCTCCCGTGTCCCCGTCAACATTACATCAAACTTAGGTAACTCTTTTGACATCGATACTTGGGAAAAAGAAGTCAGCCCAGAATCCCTGGATTGTGTCACATTTTCTTTCCACCCCACCCAACAATTATTTGACGAATATTCCAGGAAGCTTCGCCATTTTGTGAGTGTTTATGGATCAAGCAAAACAGGGTCTGAACTGGTCATGCACCCTGGTCAAACTCAGTATGAACAGCCACTCAGAGACCTGGCATCTGAGCTGGATTTAAGAACGCTAAACATAGATATTTTCCACCAACAACCTACGCTTTACCCACCCGTTGCAGGAACGTGTGCCAACGAAACTCCATCCTATGAACCGAGACTTACAACCCTTCCCAGACATGCCCCTGGAGATACTAGTCCGCATTATTGCATCGCTGGTGTAACCAGGCTGAACATTGATCCAGTAGGTGATGCTTACACATGCATGTCTGCCATTGATCGAAGTAAGATGTTTGGCAAACATTCGCTCCCTCACTACTCGCCTGTAGGCAATGTTTTTGACGAAGGCTTCCGTATGCAGAAGGAACCAGTTATGTGCTGGGAAACTTTCAGGTGTTCTGGTTGTGATGTGGCAAAAGTCAAAGAATCTTGGGTGCAGCACCCTTACCCTCATGAACTCCCTTTACCTCAATAAATTTATGAGACACAAAGTATTGTTAGTAGGAAGTGGTCCTTACATTAAGGAGTGGTGGGCCTTGCACCACGATAAGATAGGGAAAGTCTCCTGCATGAACACGGCAATTGAAGTGGTGGGAGCGAGGCATCACAGGTGGTATCTGAGTAGTGACTACATGCATAACAGACAGTGGACTTTTCAAGGTATGCGCGAGCGGATTGGGGAGCATATCCTTGGTCTTAGAATAGTGGCAAGTTTCCTATCCACTCCTCACTGGTATAAATGCCCATACGGTGGAACCATGCTGATCAACTCTATTTACGACATCCTCAATCGGGCCACCATAGGTGAAACGCCTGTTGAGCTTAACTTGATAGGATGTGATCTAGATTACAGTAAACCAAAAACCCACTTCTACCCAGGAGGCACTGCAGATCCGAAACGCATTCCTGATGACGTAATGCTAGGACATCTTAACAAGGTTGAGAAAGATTTCGACCCAATGCACAAGATCGTTAACTTAGGACCTCAACCATCATTCCTGCCTTTCGAGCCAGGTGACCCAGACTTGTCATGGTCTACTTAATAACTTCAGGAACCAGCTCGCACGATAGCCTTCGACAAGACTACTTTGAGCCAAGCTTGAATCGATGTGAGCCTGTCGAATGGTTGCACTTTCAGAAACAAAGCCAGGACCCAGGCAACTTCATGTCAGGTGATTGGCTGGACTCAGTTGGGTGGGCTACCAGGAATGCATTAGATGCCACAAAAATAGTCCCTCAAGGACGTGTGATGGTGATTGCGGATCTTGACATTACTTGGCTCCCTGGTGCATTCACAGAGCTTGAAAGTATCGCTCAAAACGGCATCTGGGCAATGAGGGAGAATAGGAAGGGTTTAATTAATACAGGGATAATTGCAGCTCGAAACACTAGCCCTTTTCGATGGTTACTGGATCAGGTTATCGAGGAGATGGATCACTCTGGGTTACATGATCAGGACGCTTTGCGTAATGTTGCCTTTGACAGGGTCAACTTGCTCCCGTCATCGTTTGCAAACACCAAGACTCTGGGTATGACGAAAAGGAAAGATATTCTTTGCTACCACGCAATCTGTAGTATTGCAGATGACCAGGAATCCAGTGTAGAGAAGAAAAAGAAATTGTTGGATAAATTTATTGACGGTGACTAACACCGGTAATAATGTGTCTCCGAGATAAAAAGTTGCGGACCAAGTGAACGTCTCACTTGGAGTTTCCCGTAGTTTTGCTAATTAGGTTCATAGGTAACACTAGTCCCCTCCCCTTGCTGTTGGATGCAAATAGGGGAGGGTTTTTTATTTGCCCATCTTAGCCAGGTGTCGCTCTGCCTTTTCGATGGACTTGAACACGGGACCAATGCGCTTTCCTTGTGTGCTGTAAATTCTGATACCAGCTCTAAGCGATGTCTGAACTGCACGGTCACCTCGCTCATTTGTGTATATTGCTCCACCTCGTTTGTTAAGATCTCTCGTCTTGTTCAGCTTGACCTCAGGGCTGTAGCGAGGCATTCCCTGGCTTGAGATCTTCTTTTTAACACTGTCATTTAAGGCAACGTAATTTGCTTCCAGGTCATCGGAAATCATTTTTCTGACAGGTTTCAGGCGATTGCCGTTGCCGTCTTTGGTTTGTTTCCAGATTTTGAGTTTTGGAAGCTTGTCATCGTAAAAGCCTCTCATGCCTTTACCGCCCAGACGAAGGTTCTCACCTTCAAGGACGGCATTTCTCATACCCTCCCCTGAACTCTCCATGTTGTCCAATGCACGTTGCGTTAGTTCTTTCCCTATGTAGTCAGGCAACTTCTCTTTTGATATGTTTGTTTCAACGGTTTTGAATACGTCCTCGTTCGGCATTCTCACCATCAGTTCATAGCTGCCTTCTCCGTAATCAATAACGTCAATACCTGTTACTTTATCACCAAGCTGATACCTAGCATTTTGGGTGTCACCTCTCGTCCAGGCAATGGCGTCATAACCTTCGTCTGCTGCGAGCTTGAGCATTCGCTTCATGCTAAACTCAGGCCATGATTTCTTGAAGGGTGCGTTGGGAGTTTCGCCCATGGTGTCTAGAGTATTCTCCAGTTCCTCCATGCGGTTGATTTTTGCTGTGAGTTCCCTGCCCTCTTCGAGCATCTTCTGGTAAGTTGACTTATGCTTCTCCATTAGCCTTGCCTTCGCTTTGATTTCCCTTTCATTCTCGGGTTGCCAGGCTAATGCAAGGTCTTGGTTCTTCTCGAAATCTACAAGCGACTCACCCCACCGCTTGTAGATTTGCCTTGGGTCACCTTTCTGATAATAATCATTATACTCTCTTATAAGGTTCTTGCGATCCTTGTGATAGTAACCCTCCTTTCTCCCTTCCTGGTGCCAGTCCGATTGTATTTCCTCCAAGAACAGTATCTTTTCGCCATCTGGACCAATACGGTCATTGTGACGAACGTGAGAAACGATGTTGCTTTGATCGAAATGGGAGGAATCGTAAGGACCAAAACGACTTGCCTGAGCGTCAGGGTGGACTGGGTGCATTAGGGGAGGTGAGTTGTCAACTTTTGGAAGCGTTAACAGTCTCTCAGTATATGTGTCTGGTTCGGCACCTGGTTCTGTATAACTAGAATACCTGGTGTAATCAGTCGTTTCAGGTAAGTTTTCATTGAGATCTACACGGTATCTTCCATCAAAATCCTCTTCTAGCATGGTGGATAAAGCGTCTTCTGCCATTGCTTTATCTGTGAAAGTAGAATTAATCCGTGCCAAATCGTAAGGCTTTATGACATACTCATCAAGGCGATTTGGGTCGAAATCGAAGTTTCTTTTTTCACTTTCACTTAGATTCTTAACTAACTGGATCTCATAATTGCTCGCCTCTTCCTTCACCCATTCATTAAGGATTTCATCCTTAGCCATTAAAGCTTCCTCAGGAGTGTCGAAAGGACCCTGAGTGGTAGAGTTGTCTAGCCTTTCAGTGTCAACAATCCAGTAAGATGATGCTCCATCATTTGGAGCAAGAGCAGTCACCTTCGCCTTGCTTACCTCAACCATCTCAATCTGGTTAGCTTTAATAAAGTCCAGAACCTCCTCCTTGTTCACCCTCGGGTTGTCTTTGAGGAATGTGTCCAGCCCTATGTCCTCGATTTCCTCTGCCTTGACTCCGGCCTTTTCCATGGCTTTCAGGAATTGCTGTCCAGTGCCTCTCTTTTGCTGCATTCCCTCAATGGCTTCTTGAGCTTTTGAATACATACCCAGGGAGTCGAGTTCTCGTTGGGGGGAGAAGCGGAAGCTATCAGATTGTGACCTGTATTTTTTTCGTTCGTCTCTCGCTCCCCTAGCCTTATCACCTCTTTGGTGCTTCTCGTCTAGAGCAACCTGTCTTGCAGCCTCATCTTGCCAAGTCAGTCTCTGGGTTCCGTTTCTGTAAACATTTCGGCCTTTCCTTCTAGTAGCTTTACCTTTCTCAATGGGTTGCACTCCAGATGAAGAAATGACTCTCAAGCTGAAAGTGTGCTGTTGTTTATCAGCACCGTATGAGTCATTCAGAACTTCAGCAACGATTTCCCTGTCCCCCAAGTATGAAGGTTTTTTCCATGAGCCACCGAAAACTCCTTCTGTGAATTTTATGGTGTCACCTTTGGCAACGTCTCCAGTTGCAGTTTGCCAAGAATCAGGTATGGAGGGAGCAGAGTTTTTAAGGGGACGGGATGGGGAGAAGCGGACTTCCCCACTGGCAAGCTTGTCTAGCACAACTCCTGCCCCCATGAGAACAGCAGAATTCGGTTTACCCGATTTAGTTGCTACATCTTTCCGAGAAGTGAGGTTGGTCACTTCTGTGAACTCCTTAAGAAATGCTTTCTCTTTTAATCCTACAAAGTATGGGTAGTTCTCGTTTAGTTCCGGTCTATACTCTGGTGATTTACCTCCATACTCAGCAATAGCCAGGAGAGTCCCTGGACCAATGCCCTCGTAGGCAGGTTCTCTTAGTTCATTGGCTACAGTCTCAAGATCCATACCCAGTTCCTTAAGCCTGCTTTGTTTTATTGGAAGGGTTTTACCGTCAAGCTTAGTGTAAATTACAGGTGCTGCCTTCCATGGAATCTCTTCAAACACTTTGGCAAAATCCTTGTAAGTCTTTATGCCAGCAATGGTGGACATTTGCTGCTTTGTGAGTGGAGACTTCTCTGCTTTGGAGTTAATGATCCTATTCATTGCCTCCTTGATATGCTTGTTAGCCTCCCTTGCTGTTACCTTACCTGTTTCAACAAGTTCCTCCCACTTCAGTCCATAATACCTTCGAGCAAGCTTACTGTTCAAATGGTTGTTGGGCTTCATGGACGTGATACCCACTAACGGGAACCCGTCCCTGCGAAGGCGAGTGATAAAAGCCTTTGCTGAGTTTATATTAGTAAAACCCCATCCATCATATAATGCTAAATGTCCTGGTCCACCTCGGAACTGAACAGCTACACCGTTAGCATTCCGGTCCCTTGCTCCAGAGGAGTCAGTAGTGAGGACTTGGATCTTTTTGTTGTTTAAGTCTCTCAGGTCTATGTTGGGATTGTCTGGGGATGGGCTGAATCTAGCTAAGTCTGCTGGCTTCAGAACTGTTGTCTGTCCTGGTTTAAAAGTTCTGGGTCTGAAGTTAACCCCTGCTCGATTGTAAGCGTCTTCCGAGAAGTTGACCTTGGTATCCCTGGTTGTCATCTGGACAATGCGATCCAGTCTGAAATCTCGCCAGGGAAAGTTTTTCTCTACCTCGTTAAACTTAGTGCCTTCAGGGACGAGGATATTGTTTTTCTGATTCCTGACCCTAAGGACCTTATTCAGTATATCTCTCTTCTTTGCCGATCCCAGGACCTCTGCTGTTGGTGTTTGACCAGAGGACAATGCATCCAGGTAAGTCAGGAGATCTCGTTGCATCTCCTCTATGTTGCTAAATTCTTTCTGGGTCTCTGGGTTTGCAAACTCTTTGGCTACTCTTTGATCCAAGAGCGTCTTGTCTGCAACCTTAACTCGCATGGTTCCTGTCTCAGGGGACACAATGAAATTGTAAAGAATCGCATCTCGGTTGCTCAAAGGCAGATTACGGTATCGAGTCCCTTTTTTTACCTTCGTGGTAGCTGCAGCATACAAAACATTCATCAACCCACTGTCATCTGGCATCTCCTTGATCTTCTCCAAGGCTTTTCGGAGGGTTCCAGTAATTGCATCTGAAGCCAAGAGGGCATCGATCTGTTTTCTGCTGAAACGTAGGCCTGAGTAGTTGCCTCTTTCATCTCGGATCAATCCTCCCGTGTCATCTACTGAATCCAAAACCTTAGCCATGGTCCTGGTTCGTTCTGCTTCGATCTTCTTGACCTGAGCAGCACTCTTAATCATCTCTCTCTTACCAGTGGCTGTTACCCTGGCAGCACCCATATCGACAAGTTCCTGGAAGATGGCATCATCCTTCAAGTCAAAGTCACTGTAGACTCGGACAGGAGTATCTACGGAAAGGTTGATGTTTCTCTTGGACCTTCTCCTTGCTCTGACCAAATCGTCAATGGATCTGTTGATCGCTTTTGACTGCTTGATAGGGGTGTCGAAAATGTCGCTTTTAAAAGTGTTGTGAACCCTGTCAAGCTTGCCTGCTACGAATCGATCAGTGATACCTCGGATAGCTTCCCTGATGGGGTTGCCTTTAAATAAATAATTACTGTCTTTGCCTTTAATGTAATTGGCGAAGTATTCAGCACCGATCTCTTCCAGGATTGAATTAAATTTCTTGTCTCGATCTGATTTGCCTGGAGTGTCATCAGTCACCAGAAGCTTGCCTGACTTTTCATAGTCATTGATCAGCGTGTCGATCTCCTGATCTTTGTAAAGCTTGCCTACCTGATCCTTGATGCGCTGAACCATGACTTCAAAGCCATCAATTCTCGCAATAGCATGGAAGGTTTCATGAGCTAACGTTCGTAGGTCTGAATTGGTGTTTAGGTGGATGACAGGTCTGCCACCTTCTTGAGTGTAAGCACCTCCACCACCTTTGAGGGTGATGTCTTTTCCCTGGGCATCCTGACCTATAACAGTTTCATCAGTCCCGTATCGAATGATGGGTTCTGCTTCAGAAGTTGAGCCAAGTATGACCTGCTCCAGATCCATTGCTCGGATCAAGTCATCTCTGTTTGTGTAGCGTCCCAGGGAAGCCCTGTCTTCATCGCTTTTACTTTCGAGCCATGTGACTAGATCACTGTCTTGAGCTGCCCTCTTTGCTGCTCCTGTTGCTCCTTCAACAAACCTCCCCATGGTTCCACCGAATGCACCCATGGCACCACCAGAACCAATACCCTGAGCTAACCCCTCAACCCCTCCTGTTGCCAGACCTATGCCTGCACCAATACCTACACCTGTCACTGCACCTGATGCAGCCCTGCCAGCATAGTTGGTGGGAGTGTCCAGGAACTTGAGCTTACCAGCAAGGTAGCCAGCAGCAGTGTCTGGTGAGTTGAGTGCCATCCTTGCAAGGCCACCAGATCTGGTAGGGTTGACCTTCATGGCGTCCCCGAAATTACGTAGCAATCCACCAGCAACTTCCATTGCTGCAGGAACACCAGCAACAGCCAGAGTTCCCATGCCTGCAGTGCCAAGGTCCAAGGCTCCTACGCCAACTGCAGCACCCACTCCCCCAGGGACTGCATACCTGCCAAGGCCACCGCTTGCTTCGTCAACTTTTGAAGCCAGGTTGCCCACGGCATCAGTTGCACTGGACCGCAAGTCACTGAGTCTCCTTCCACCAGCAGACATCATATCGCCTGCAGCGGATACTGCTCCTCCGGTCACTCTACCTGTTGTCTTGGCAATCGCAGTTCCTACTTTGGAGCCAGGTATAAGTAAGCTTGGATCTGCAAACTCACCAAGGAATTCTGCTGCACCTTGGTTGAATTTCTCAGGGTCAATCTTTGCTCCATTGGCCCCTGCCCATTCCATGTACTCATTCCAGGCAGATTTATCACCTCGATCAATTTTGGACCTGACGTTCTGCAGTTCTTTGACCTTCAGAAAACGTCTGTATTGGTTTTCTTTTTCGTCATCAGTCCTACCACCAAACCCTTCGATTTTAGACATGAGGTAACCTTGAGCCATACGTCCCATGGTTTCAGTGTCGTAAGTCCCTCTGCCAACTCCTTCTGCCAGAGTTCTCGCAGAAACTCCCATCTCAAGAGGGTTTGCGAATGTCTTGAGGAACTCTGGTAGATTGGTAAGAAGTCTTCCTGCAGTGGAAGTGAATGCGTCTGCTGCCATTCCAGCAAACCGTCCTGCAGTCATATCGGGCCTTGCCTGCAGATACCTCTCATGATCCTCCTTGGAAAGAGATGCTGCAGGAGTGTCAGGGTTCTCAAATCGAGCTACCAGCTTTTCGTCTGGCTCGGGATAGTCGCGTGTAATGATTTCGTCAATCCTGCTGTCCGACATATCGTCCGGGAATTGCAGGTTTACATCATAATCTTGCAGGTAGATGTTTTGCATTATCGGGAAATAAGATTGCCATCACTTCCGTATGTTTTCACTAGACCCTGTTGCATGGACTGGGAAGGTGCCGAAAAGGACGGGAAAGATGCTCCTCCTCTTGTATTAAAAGAATCTTCAATCGGCTTTGTTATTGCCTGTATGGCATTTTTTCTCAATTGAGCCTTCAACTCCATTGTTTCATCGCTATCCCCAGCGGAAGGGAAATACTTTATCATATCGTTCTTGTATTCCTCCTTTCCTATAGCTGCACCAGATTCCCTCCTCAAATTAGCAGTAATCCAATCAGTCATGGCTGCTTCATACTGTCGCCTTTCTTGGCTTTTTAATTGACCTGGAATAACTGACAAGATTCCTTGCATCGGGCCTGATCTATCATACCTGTCAGAGATTACTGCAAGTTTCGCATCAGCACTTTCCATTCGGTTTGCGAAGCCAATAGCTTTTCTTGCCTCCGAATCAAGCTTGGGTGCGTCCACTTTTGGCCCCATGAGCAATGAATAAATAGTGCTTGCTGCAAGAGGGTTGTCCTCAATGAGTTTGTTTATGTTCTTGGCTCGGGACTTGGCAAATTCTTCTGCTGTTTGTGGACGGGTATCTGGCTTGTCCAACTCTGCTTGTTGCTTCGCTTCTAAAAGCTGAAGCTTATTCTTAGCGTCTTCCAATCCTCTGAGCTGATCCTGATAAGCCTGCCTTTGCTCCATGACCTGAGCTTCGTCCTCTCTGTTAGGTGCAGCCTGGTTCTGCATGAACTGACCTACCTGACCAATTTGCTGTTGCATCCTTGCATCCTTTTGCTGGTTAGCTTTTGCGCTTCGGGACAATGGATCTCCAGCGAATCGATCTGCCAGTGTAGGCTGAAAGTTTTGAGGCTCCTCGGGTAGATCATAAATTGGAGGAGGAACTTCCATTCGGACATCTTTCGCTTCCATGGTGGGAGCGAAGTTCTTAATACCCTCCTCCAGTCTTCCTACTTCAGATCGGGCCTGATCGATCTCACCTGAGTAATCAGCCCTTTGGTAAGGAACGTTTCCAGGCATGTTAGCCTGCATGAATCCAGAGATAGCAGCATTGCCTTGCTTGACCTGGTTCACCTTCATCTGGCTTTCGGCAACCTTTGCGTCATGCAATTCCTTCGCCATGGAAACAATGTAGCCTTCGGAGATTCCTTGAAGTTGCCCAAGGCCCTGATCATCAAGGAAAGCTTTCCAGTTGCCTGGATCTACGTTGTATTTTTCAGCCAAGGAATCCGCATGAGGGAGAAGCTTTGAACGCAACGATGCAGCTTGGCTTTTAGCCTTAGCTCTGCCTCTTATGCCTCTGCTTAACCCTTCTCCAAAGGCTTCGATGCCTCGGGCAATGTTTTGACCAGATTGATCAACTACGTTTTGCTGAGTGATTCCTTGCCCTGTGTAACTTTGTTGTGAGAATGCCATATTATCCCGTTATAAAAGATTTAAACCCTCCAGCGTCCCCTATTCCACCTGCCAACCCTCCTGCAGCACCTAATCCTGCTCCAAGCATTGCTGTCCTGTTATTTGCTGCAGACATTGCTGCATTGCTTGCAGCGTTAAAATTGTTCGCATACAGACTACCAGCATAAGCAGACTCGGGATTGAATACATTGCCTGGGTTCATTCCTTGACCTTGGCCTGCAATCATTCCTGCTTGATTCACGTTTACACCAGGTCTCCCCAGGATAGCCATGAATGGGTCTTGTGTGTTAGCTGCATTCATGCCTGCTATCTGTTGAGCGAATCCCTGCCTACGTCTTTGCAGTTGCTCTGCTTGCAGCCCCTTAACCAGTGCCTCCTGCCCTACGTCTGCCATACCAAACCCCATACCTCTTGCTGCTTGCGCTGACCTAACCTGTTGCTCCATTTCTCTTGCGAGTGCAGGAGGTAAGCTTGATCCTGCCTGAAGCTCTGACATGGCCTGAGCATTGAGTTCGTCCATCAGTGCAGCTTGTTCTGGGTTGGCAGCCTTGAAAGCTTCACTAGCCCTGACACCTAAGTCTTCGACATCGGTTATATCTGCCTCTCGGGCCACCCTTCGTGCGTTGGCTTCAGCCTGTCCCAGGCGAGGCATAACCTCGTTCTCGTACAGCTCTAGAAGCCCTGGCTGACCGTCCTTTCCCATCATGGTTTCGCGCAAGACTCGCAGATCCAACTGAGCGTATGCTGGTCTCCCATATTCGTCAGACGCTTCCGCTGCATACTTGTCTGGTGCCAAGTCTATTTGTGTTTGTAAAGTGTCTCCCATCTCCTTCGCATAACTGCGAGGCTCAGGCATGTCAGGTGCATACATTCCCATAATTATCCTTTTGGTATTCCCTATGTAGGGCTGTAAATTCTCTCAATGATTTCCATCCACCGCATAGGTAGACGCAGGCAAAAATAACTTCGTGGTATTGGCTTTTCAGGACATCTGAGTGACACCGCTGAACAGGGTCTTCGCTCTTTCCCCATTTGTTAGAATCCAGCCAGGTGTTACTGGACAGAATTAGTAGTGGCATGAGGAAGGACTGGTTAGCCAGGTAGAAAGGGTTGGTCGATAAAGCAGTCATCCATGCCAGTTGCATTTCGACAACTTCTTCATCACTGATGGTTTTATCCTGATCGATCAGGTCATCAATCTGGTGAGACCAATTGGCGAACAGCTCCACAAAAGACCAGGCTTGCTTGTTGTTGTTAGCAAGTCTTAGAAAGTCTTCTTTTATGGAGTTATCAAATCGCATCAAGCAATTTTTACCACTTTGACAGTGCTGTAAATTTCAACATGACCAGACAGGTTTGCAGGTCTTCCCAGACCATAGGTGGCCCTTCCGTATTGGCTTTTGAACTTCAATGAAAAAGTCTTTGTGTCTGTGATCGTCACGATTCCACTTGCAAAAGTCCATTGCGTCTCAGTGTTTTTGCTGGACCCACCACCAGCAGAACTTCCGTTGACTGCTATTGAAGCGTCCGTTGTGTTTTCTATCCAGCAAAGGAAATTCCCAGTATCTGCTGCTGGGGTTTTTGCTTCTATTAAATACGTGCCAGCATCCAGATCCCATGTATTTGCGCTGGTATCAAAGTCAGCCAATATCGATGAAGGGTCACTGCTTTGGTTTAGGTCTCTTACCTGGTCTGTCCCATCACTGGCTCCACCATTGGTGTTTGTTGCTTTTTCATCCCACATTGTTGCGACCCCTCCGAAGCTATGCGAGGACTTAGTCTCCCACTGTATTGTTCCGCTCCCGTCAGTGGATATGTATTTGTTTGCACCATCGGTCGCAATTTGCGTGATGTTAATACTACTAACCCCAGCTTGGGCTGACCATTCAGGGTCATTGTCCGCACCTTTGGTTTTGAGGAAATACCCATCAGTCCCTGGTGGCAATGTAACCAAGTCTCCTGACGCATTGTAATACAACAATTGCCCATGAGTCCCTGCTGCAAGCTTGGTTAAAGCCAAGTTGTGGTCGTCAACCTTGCTGTTGATGTCGATGCTGTCAGCGAGCTTTTGGGTGGTGACCGCACCATCTGTTATTTCACTGGAATCAACTGTTCCAGCCAGGGAGATGCCTGGGGTTCCAAGTAAGTTGAGTTTTGAATAAGTAACTCTCTCACTTGCTGAAAACTGGTAGCCAGGTTGAACGTCAAATGTTATAGCCATGTTATGTTAAAGTTGAGTCTTGTGCTGCAGGAATGAACCACTTTGCTGTAGTGTCATGCGCGAATATCGCAAAGTTGCCTGAAGAAAGCGTGTAGCTGCTGTCGAACGGGTAGTCTTCCCAATCGGTGGAGGTTATCGCTATGTTTGCATTGCCGGAGTTTTTGTTCAAAATTATTTTCAGGCCAGCAACTCCCACTGTTGGGGTTGGCAATGCGTACGTGAAGGGCGAATACTGCGAGATAATGCTGACTACATAATCATTTGTGATCACGTTGGTCTCGACAGTTAGTAATGACTGCAGGAATGTGATCGCATTGCCCAGGCGAATGGTAGGGTTACCCCCTTCCCCATTTGCATTTGTCCACTCCAGCCCCGTCGATGCAAGAAAGGTTTTGAGGACAGATCCTCCATTCCCGTCAAGCTGAACGAACCCTGCTGAACCACTTAGGTTATCGATGGATCGAATGTTACCATTTGCGTAGTTCAAATGCTCAAGGACATTGATAAATTCTGTCCTTGAAACAGTGGTTGAACCTACGGGTGCGTTTGCAGTGTCGATTGAAAAATTAGTTGTGCTGTCTGGCATTAATGTAGTCCTCCGTGTAAACCTTCTCGTCTTTGTCCAGGTGTAGATCCAGCAGTGATTGAATGAACTCTCACTCTGCCTTCAAGGGATTCAAATTTAATTTGGTAGTATGCTCCCCTGCGATTAACTCGCAGTTTGTGAGAGTAATACTGGTGCAGATCCAAGACCATTCCCTGGGTTCCCAGGCTAGTTCCTCCATCGGCTTCGTTGTTGTCTAAGATGACTGAGTAATCCTCTTTACCTGGGTTTTCATGGTCATCATTGATGTTAGTGACATCCCAATCCGAGATGCCGAAAGTCATGTATTTGGTCCTCTCAGGAAACGTGTAGCTTGCATCATCGAGGATGACTGTCTCCTCCTTGACTCCATCAACAATTGCAGTGATTCGATACTTGGGGTCCCAGGTCGAAACAAACAATTGCGACTCCTGGAATCGTCTTCGATCCCCCGAAGAAAAACCGTATCCTCTTGTTGTCACTGAAAACAGGATCGGTGTTTCCGTTGCCTTGACTTTGCTTGATGAAATAGCAGTCAGGTAAGGGCTGTTGGTCTGCAGAAATATTGGGCTGGAATTTGTGAATCTCACTCCGCAATCAAGCTTTGTGACTGAATCAACATTGTCCTCCCAATCGCCTGAATTGTAGCCGTCAAAAAGATTGTCCGCAGTTGCATCACAATGAGGCAGAGATTCATCTCCCATGTCCCATACACCGTCTCCAGCCAATGCTCCTGTCCTTGGGTCAATCACTATGGGATCGGTGCCATCGATGACTGTATCGTCTTCGGAATCGATCAGCGTATCCAATCGAGTTCCTACAACCCTGGTTCCATTGTTGACGGTGACAGTAGTGTCAATCTCTGGTTGACGAGTAAGAACCAGGTCACAGGTGTAGACTGAAGCGTCTCTGTTGACATGTTCTGTTTCAGCGTATTCGTAAAGCCCTACGACACCGTTATAATCGACGTAAAATAATTGTTCAGTTCCCTGGAAATCTGAGATGAAAAAATACTTAACATTGATGGCTTCGCCTTCATCAACGCCACTCCATGCCTGGTTTAGAAAGTCGTAAACAATGACTGCATTGTTTTTCTGGGAACCATCCAAAGGAACTGAGAGATAGTATCTATTCTGGAAATACGAAGCACATGCAGTGACCTTCGCCACTGACATATCAATCCTGTCTATAATAGGCTGCAGAGGGGTGCTATTTGGCTCAGAAACGCCTTGTAGCTTGTTTTGTTCAGTCTGCCTTAGTGATACGACTCCACGCTGGGAAAGAAACCACAAATCGGCTCCTACGTTGGCTACGGATCTTGGGCCTACGAGGCCAAATTCAGTGGTGACTTGATCCAATACTGCATTGGCACTCCAATCACCTACCAAGTTGCTCACCGCATAAATACTAGAGGACTTGAAGACAACAACAGATTGATCATTAAATTTGTAAAGTCTCTCTATTTCGTCCGAGTCCCCTTGGTTGATCTTGAACGAAGCATAGACTGGGTCATACGACGTATAATCAAGTATGTCTGAAACCGCGACATGATCACTCTTATAACCCAAAGCAGGCTTGTGAGGGACGAGAAGGCGGTTTTGGAAAAAGAGGGTGGACCTTGCATTCGGTATGTTTTCAATGCCACCCGATCCAGACGCTTCGGGTGCTTCGACGAAGCCTTCTTCAAAGTTGGATAACACCAGATGGGAGTGAGAATCTCCCCTGGATAAAATGCACTTGTCGAAAGCCTGGGTAAACCAGATGGTGCTTTCGGTATTGGTGTCTTGGTAAAGGGTTTTTGGGACAGGGATGTCAACTGAACACTTGACTGGAACAGCTACGTTGCCAGGGCGAATGCGGTAGATTTGAATGAATGAATTACTGACTGATGAAGCAACAAGAATCCAGTCTGCACCATTGGGGTCATTCCAGACACCTACTCCAAAGACTCGACCAAAATCACCTCTTTGAATTGCAGCGAAATTAATGTCCCCTTCGTCCCAGTTGATGGGGAATTCCCAAGTGTTGGAAATCTGAGACCAGGTAACTGGCATTACCCCTTTTCGAGGTTCAGCTACACCGAATCTGAATCGTGCATTCCTGGCATCTGAGACATACCCAGGTCGAAGTAGGTGAGGAGAAGTCCTCATGTCAACTCCGATAAACCCGTTATCACCATCGGTGACTGGTGCGTCATCGTTTTGACTGTATGTCCGTTGCTCTCTCAATTGTAAAAGCCCGCTTTCTGCAGGGTATCATCCAGGATCTTATTGCTGTTATCCCAGTTGAGTTTCATTCCTCGCTCGGACGCTTTGAAATCTTTCTCAGACCTGCGAGCAGAGTAGACCTCTCGCATTCTGTCCACAAGACTGTCTTTCCTTGCTACTGCCCAAAGTCCACCATTGCTGTAATGGTTAAATGACTCTTCTAGATCGTAATCTACTGGGTAGCCTACTGAGTCATCAAAGAACTCGCTGATACCTCCGTAATTAACAGCTATGACGCTTCTGCCTACTGCCATGGCCTCATGCTGATGAAGACCCCATCCTTCTCCTTTGGACGCACTGACAAAACAGTCTATATTCGCATACCAGTTTGCCAGTTGCTTGCGTGTCCAAAAGGCCCTAATGAATTGTATGCGATCATCGTCAACTTCGATCCTTGGATCGTCTGGATGGCATTTAACAACCAGTCTTACGTCTTTTCGTTTTTTAGGGAATGCCTTCTTCCAGGCTTCCACTACCTCGGGCAATCCCTTCCTGCAGCCTCCTGCAATTGTTCTGCCTGCCGTGCCAAAGAGGTAGAATTCTTTCTCGACGTGCGGAGTGTAATTAAACAAATCCGAATCGATTCCCATGGGGACTTTCGCAATCTTTGTTTTGACTCCCTGGGCATTAAAGCAGACTTGGTTAAAAGAACTCGGAACGATCACCAGGTCTGCCATGTTAAGGTTGATCACGCACTGTTTGTTAAGGCGCGATGTTTCCCACATGGTGTTATAAACCGTCTTCTTTGCAGACTGCTCATGAGCTGCATAGGTTGGACAGTGAATGACCATCTGCCAGTCCTGCATTTGCTCCTGATTAACGATCGATTCCTGGATCGATTTCGGTATTGGCCCTTTACCCAGCTCTGCAGTTACAGGGTAGATAGTGGTATACCTACCCAGTTTCCTTAGACCTTCAGTAACTCTAAATAGATGTAAACTATATGATGAGTAACCATCGACAACTCCCCTCAGACTTGCTTGCTTCATAAATCATCCCAGTATGTCCAACGCTTTTTGAATCTCGGTCTGGGTCCCTTTTATTTTCTGATCCGTTCTGACTTTTTGCTTGGTAGCTTGAGCTACTTTGGTATCCAGGCTGGATAACTCTCTCTTAAAATCCTGAGCTGCAGATACTGCAGAAATGGTAGCGTTCTTCCACTTCCTCGATCTCACATGTGCCAGTATTCCTAAGGCTCCCAATACAGCATTAGCGATCAATCCTCCGTAAGGAGTGGGAGCCAAGTCTCCTGCCAGGTTAACTCCAGTTTTTACATTGGGAGAAACCACCCATCCATTAGTTGTAACCATGGAAACTGGTCCCTGGGCTGTATCTAGAGTGTTAGTCACCGTGATCGGTTCGTAAATGCTGTCCGCTATTTTTTCCCAGTGGGTGCAACCGCTCAAAAAATACATGGCTGACACCAGGAATGCTAAGTCAATCGCTTTTCTCATCTTCTTTATTTCCTTTGATAATTTTAGACCAAATCACAATGCATTTTCCGGTCATGTAACCTGCAGTGGCAAGTGCGATACCTAGCCTAGCCCATGACTCAATTCCATCCGCCCAAGATACCGTCCAACCGATAACTCCAATGCAAAGGAATCTGATGGTATCAGTAAGTTCTCCTGCCACCTTTTTTGGTCCCCTTTTTGCCCATGTCTCAAGCCCAGACTCGTTGAGGTGTTTCAGGCTCCACTTTGAAAGGCTCCAATGCGTCACCGTCCTCGTCACCAACCAACCTCACGTTGGCAAAATAACCCTCCTCGTAGACAGCAGGAGTTAGCTCGTTGCCTTCGTCATCGAAAGTAGCTGGGGTCAGCACGACCTTTGGAAGGATGTCCGTGTTCCTGTAGTTCTGCTGGCGTTCCCACTTTGTAGGGATCGGATTGTCAGGATCAGAATTGTCCCACTCCACTGGAACCTCGGTATACAGCACTGAATCAGCTTCAGTCTGGTCTGCGAATTTTAGGTAGTAGTCTTGAAATGTCATGTGATTCGTTAGTCAGTTGGTTTAGGAGGATGTCAAAGATTGGAGTTCCACGTCAGAAAGCGCGACATTGAAAAGTGCGACTCGCTTAATTGTGCCGTTGAGGTAATTGCTAGTTGCTGACCAGCTTCCTATGTATATCGTCGCGGAACTCAAGTCGGGCAGCGGTGCAGAGGTGTCAGTTGTTACCGCACCTCCGTTCTGCACTGCGGCAAAATTGTTAGTGTCAAGTCGTGCTGCGACTTTGCCGTTAGCTCCCGTGCCGGATAACATAATATCCGAGAAAACACCGTCAGCACTTGTTGTAGCTGTCCGGTTATAAGCTGAGTTGCCGTATAGGGAAATGTAATTTGAGTTATCCACTCTGACACTTAATAAGCCTCGATAATTGGCCGTATCCCCAGAGACTGCATCTCCGAACAATGTTGTCGGGCCGCCCACATAATTAATTTCCGAAACCGCTACTGAGCAAGAGTCAGCAGACCTCGTCACCGTACTCGAAGTTGTCCCAATGAAGCTGCTTGCTGTCGCTGCATCCTCGAGCTGGGCGGATGCGAAAAGCATTCCGTCATAACTATTACCAGTCTCGGAGGAATATGTTGCCGTGCTTTGCATTACAATCGCTAGGTTTGCGCTTGAGGTCGCATTCGTGTGAGTGAAGCTAATTCTGAACCACCCGTTGCCGCACTGCTCGACGGTGCCGCTACAACCAGAGGCAGAACTGATAGAACCACTGCCCGTTAAATTGTAGTGAACCATCTGCGTTGAGTGACCGTCTTGACTAATATTGAGATAGCTATACTCAAGAGGCTTTACGTAAACCGAAAAGGTTTGAGTTTTACTGGTGCTTAAAAAGGATAATCGCCTAAAGCGTGGATAGATGCCCGAACCAGTGCCGCTGGTTAATTTTGCCGCACTCAATGTTCCGTCTGGACCGATTGCAGCGGTCGCTGCCGTGGCACTTAGCGGGTTCCATACTGCGTTTGTTAGGTCGCTGCCGTAGGTCGCTAAATTCGTCGCTTGCGCTTCGATGAGCAAACCTTCTGAATTTCCAGATGCACCGTATTCAAACCGTGGCTCGTTGGCAGCGGATGTCTTCAGAGTGGGAGCGTATTCGCGGTGTATTTGTCCGCTCGTCGAGTCAGTCACTAACTGTCCGGTGTTGGACAAATTGCAGCCGTAAACATAGATACCAGAGGTTCCGTCTCCGCTATAGCTCACAGAATCAGCAGAATCGCAAAGTCTGAGCTGTGTGTAATGCGTACCAGCCGAGTCAGTGGTTGAGCTGTAGCTTACTTTGTACCAACCAGTGCTTCCTACTTGGGCAATGCTTACATTTGTTGGACTTCCAAAGCGAGTGGTTGCAGTCCCACTTCCAGACAAGTCAAACTCAACCCAGATGCCCGTACCGTATGTTCCAGTTTGCCCGAGCTGGACTATGGTTCTGCCGTTCGCCTTTAAAAACGCGACAATTGTTAAGTCGTCCCCAGAGTTGACTGTCGTTGACAAAAACGTTCTGTGTATTCCCGTCGAGCTGTCCTCAGTCAAAGCCGAAGCGTTGCTGGTTCCGTCTGGAGACGTTGTCTGGCCTGTTGTGACAGTCGAGCCGCTCTCGGTCCAAACGGCATCATTTGGGTTGCTGTAGGTGAGCAGGTTCTCGGAGGACAATGCTTTCTCATTGGATATGAAAGTCCCCGTGCTGGAACGACTGTAGCTGAGACGCGAGTCGAGTTGGTCACTGCCCCCGTTGAACACTAGGTTGAGCTTGGGCCGCTGTGTGGGGTAGGAATTTGATATGCTCATATGCGTTATGCGATTTTGTAGGTTGCGGAGAAGCGGATTGACGTATTGTCTTTAAAATTTGAGTTCGTCAAATTCACCGAATCGGTCGCTGACCAGTTCTGCAAATAAAGCTCGGTCCCGTTGTCCGCAACTGCAAACGTTGGAGTTCCGACGAGGCTTAATAAATTCGCAGCAAAACCAATCACTCCGCACTGGTAGCTTCCGCTTGTATTGGCAGCAGTAAACGGCAGACCAGTAATTCTGGCAGACCCCGACTCTGCACCTTTATCAGTGAAAGTTATGATTCCGTGTACCGTGACAGTGTTGCCGATTCGTGTATATATGCCCTCGCTAGTCAGTGCGATTCCCGTCGAGCTGCCTCCAAACGTTACCGTGGGCGTCCAATTACCGGTCTCATAGAAAGCGTCGAAATCAAGCCACGCACCCGAATTTAGCATTCCGTTAAGGGAAACCTCGTTGGCTGCGGTGCCTACGTTTGGCACTTCCAGATTTAGCTTTGCGGTGTCCTTGCTGGCTACGTCACTTAGGT